AACATGTCTTTGTATGTTTTGTGCCAGTAGTAGACCATGTCACTACGAGTAGTCTGCGACTTGTCCCAAATACCTTTTTCAAATTCTTCTAACGGAATTACGTCAAACAAATTAAGAACAGCATCGCCTGCTTCTACATTGTCCTTGCGGTGTACTTGCTTCATCAAGTCTTGAAAACTACTGGACATAATCTCACCATCTAGCACAACATCCATGTTGTTACTAGACCCGTGTGTCTTAACTACATTGCTAATCTGTTCTACAATGTGCGGAAAATTAACAAGTTCTTTACCATTGCGACTGAACATATCCACCCGACCATCAGCACGTACAATAGTAAGCACTCTAACTCCGTCGAGTTTAACTTCGATAAGTTTTTTGCCTGATACCTTCGACTCATGATTAGCACTATCGTGAGCAAGCTGACAACCGAATATAGGAATAGCATAACTAGCATATTTCTTTTCCACTACTTTGTTAATTGTTTTTTCACTAGTACCGCAACGCAAGTCCTTAATAAGGATGCGTCGATACCAGCCATTCCATTCTGCTTTGGTAGCAGACTTCATCATTGCTTGAATCATATCCCTAGCTGTGTTACCGGTAACTTGACGTGTAACAAAACCAGTAAGAGCGAGAGTAAAACTATCCCAAGGTAAGCCAGCACCATCTTCATCATTTTTCTCCGGAACTTGTTTAATACCAAAAGTAATCATTGGATCGAGAGCTAGGCGACAACCTTCAAAGAATTCCTTATTACCCGATTGGGCAATGGCTTCAATGATTGCTTCTTTGTTTAGACGGGAAGGATGACTTTCCAAATCCCAAATATGACTAGCACAAACGCTCATGTTTACTCCAATAGTTAACTGTATAAGTCTTTATTATACAGTGTAATTATCAGTATGTCAAGTGGTTTGTTGTCTTAAATGGCTTGCCGTTGTAGGCGTTTTCCAATTGAGTCATAATTTTATGCTTCATTTGGATAACTTTTGGATGTGTGTGTTCGTACTCAAATGCTTTCATAAAACGCCCCCAACCATTTGGACGAACACGTTTTGGAACTTTTGAATCTAAATATTCACGTATTGCTTTTGGATCCCAGCCAAATTTATCAATCATGTCTTGTGCTAGATTAAATGAATGGGCACCCATTTCATCCCTATCGCCATAGTACTCTTGTTCTTTGCGAGTTTTGGCATAGTATGCTGTACTTTGATATCCTGGAATATCTTTAAAGTTTCTAGCACGGTATTGGCGGGTGTGTATAATTTCATGCAACATTGTATCGGCAATTGCCACACAAACTCGTTCAAAACGATACGTGCTCATACGCATTGTTTCAGTACGTGTAGGATAAGCTAGTTCAATTTCAATAAAACGCTTTCTGCCGCTTTTATCCAAATCACTATAGTAAGCCCCACCAACCCAAACTTCGCCTTTCTTTACCGGAGCAAATCGGCTACTGACTACTTTAACAGGAAGATAGGCTTTAATATGCTTACTTAATATACTAGTAATTTCGCCTATGGTTAGCCTCTTATCAACTATTTCTGATTTTAGCTGATAAACCATTGAGTACAGGGTACTGCGATCCAAGGCGGACCAATTAAAGGCTGAACGGGCCATAGCACACTCCTATCGTTTGTATTTATAGTGTACTATGGTTTTCTAAAAATACCGTGTTTTACGGACGTTTTTCAATGACTTTATCAGCCAGTCCGTATTCCACCGCTTCTTTAGCACTCAAAAATGTATCAAATTTCATAGCTTCGTAAAGCTGATCATACGTTTTTCCAGCAGTATTATGCTTGACATATAGTTCGGTTAGGCGTTCGTTAATACGCTTAGATTCTTCAAAACTACGTTTTGCGTCCTCAAACTCTAGTTCCTGTACGTGAACTGTACCACGTGTTCCAGGAGTACCAGAACTAACACGATGGATCATAGTCCTAGCTTCAGGCAAGACAAACCGCTTTCCAGATGCGCCGGCTTGAGCAAGGAATGAGCCCATACTACAGGCCTGTCCCATAACGTATGTGGCGACGTCGGGTCTAATAAACTGCATGGTATCGTAAATAGCAAGGCCAGCAGTAACGGACCCGCCAGGGCTATTAATAAACAAGTTAATGTCTTCATTACCTTGACTCTCTAAAAACAGCAACTGAGCAACCAGCAAGCTCGAGGTATGCTCGTTAACATCCGTGTCCAACATGATCACACGGTCCTTGAGCAAACGACTATAAATGTCATATGCTCTTTCGCCCTTTGGCTCACTTTCAATTACCATTGGTACCAAATTAGGCATACTCTTTTCCTTTAATTGTATTCATTAATTCATGACGCTCTGCACTGATATAAGATTGTGCTACACATAACATCCATATAGCATGATTCATATTTGCTGGCGGAACCATTTTTTCGCCTGAACGAAACTGACGCAGTTCTTCTGCGTCTTGTAATGCTACTCGTTCCATGGCTTCGTAATCACGAGCCATTTCCATAAGTTCAATTTCGTTATACATTTGATGTGTTGTAAGTTTGATTAAAAATATCTTTTTTAACTACACCGTAATCATTTGGACCATGACGTACAATGTAATCTTCTCCTGTATTATAGTTTAACTTCTCTCCCCAGCTGGTGTCAACACTTCCGGAGTGGTCTGCTAATTTAGCTATTTTGATAATTTTTTTAGGAGTACAAATACCGTCACCTAAATCATCTTTAAGCTCATCAAACTTATGTGGAGGAATAGGATACTTTTCGCCCTTGGGTCCTGTTAAGATGTAGTAACCCTTTTTATAATTCACAGGTCCTTCCAGTGTTTCAATTTGACCATCACTACTTGCAATTTCATATTTCTCTTTGGCCGGTTTCTTATAAGTTTCAAAACTACCATGCTTGAACCAATCGTCGGTAATACCTTCCATTGATTCTACAATATTCATAAATTCTTTAATCATTTTCTTCCTCGTGCATTTGATTTTTGAATACTGTGAGTTGTTCGATTAAATCCTCACATCCTTTTCGAGTCATAGTAAGTGTTGTAATGCCCGTTTTAAAAGTCATCTTACCTTCACTAGTTATTCCGATACTGTAATATTCCTGTTCCTTTTCCTTAGGAGGTTCGACATACGGAACTGCCTTAGGTTCTGGAAACGGAACTACGTTACCGAGATACGATAGTTTATCTTTACCTTTAAACCAATCAAACATGTTAATCCTTTTTATCGCCAAACAGTTGTAGCAAGCTGAGGAAGATATTGATAAAGTCCAAGTACAGAGTCAACGCACCCAATACTTCTGCGGCAGGGCTGGAATCAGTACTAACCATCTCACGGATCTGTTGTGTGTCGTAAGCAGTCAAGCCCATAAAGATCACAATAGCCAATGCTGAGATAACCATCTGCATTACACTGCTACCAATAAAAATATTGATAATGCTGGCAATGATGATGGCAATCAATCCAACAAACATGAATTTGCCTAGACTATCTAAATTCTTTTTAGTAAAGTATCCGTAGAAGCTCATTGTTCCAAATAGAACACTTGCACCCATGAACGCACTAAAGATACTGCTCATGGTGTATACGGCAAAGATTACAGCAAAGCTCAGCCCCATAATGGCCGCAAATCCCGCTAACAATAGTACAGCAGTTTCTTTTGGCGGATCGTTATTAAGTGCGTATCCAATTCCAAATACAGCAATCAAGGGTGCAAACATTACCACCCAGTGCATTGCACCTGTAAAGAAAAACTTTACCAATTCTGGATCTGTTCCAACAAAGAAACTGACCACCATACTTACTAGTGTGGCGAGCCCCATATAGCCGTAAACACGGCCCATAGCTTGATTGATCTCGCCTGCACTTCTGTAGCCAACGATTCCGTCAGCTGAATAATTTGTACCAAACATATTGATCTCCTTATTTTCCGTTAGTTTGTACTGTTGGAGTAACTACACCGTTGATAACCAAAGTTTGACCTTTGAAGTTAGCAATAGCACCTGGCAAGGCTCGCATGGCATCTGCTTCAGCTTCTGCTTTGAGCAATGGAATTGCCATTGGGTTAGCCTGCATTGACTCGTTACGCTTACGTGCTGTGGCAACTTTGACTTCTTCAGTTTTGTATTCGTTCTTAGCCTTGACCAATTCGTTAGCACTAGCCACAACTGAGTCGGCTGGTACAATGTTACGGATCAACACTTGACCAATTACAATAACACCATCCAACTTTTCTTCAGCCAGTGTGCGAGCAATTTGTTCTTTGATTTCGGTTTCCATCGACTGACGAGCATCGCCCATTTCCAATGCTTCATACTTACGTGCGGCCTTGTAGATAGCGTTACGTGCGGCATTGAAGATGTAGTTATACATCAAGTAGACATCGCCATCGTGAACAGCGTGGAAGCTACGATTCTTGGCATTATAAATCTCAGCCACTTGTGCTTGGTTAATGTTGTAGGTAACCAATGCGTCAAAGTCTTTCATTGTGCTATTATCTTTAGCCAATGGAGTCATATCTTCAACTTTGACTGAGATTTCCTTGATTGGGAATGTAATAACATTGCCAATGATAGTTTGGTTAAACGAGCCAGGTAGCAATTCACCTGTGCTGACCTGTTTGTCAAAGCCCACACGGAGACCAACTTCTCCAGTTTCAATACGAGTACAACCTGTTGCCAGCACAGCCGCGGCAAGAACGGAGAGAGTCAAAATACGCTTCATTATGTTTCCTTAGAATAAAATTACGATTACTGTCATTACCAACAATGCCAGTAATGAGACAAGTATACTATATGCAATGGATTTTGTCAATGTCCATCGCTCCTTACCATTCAAGTTTCTCCAGGTTGTGATACCCAGATGAATTAGAACAGCAAGTATGGCAAATGCTAACCAAAGTCTAATCATTTTGCTTCTTCTTTTTTACGTTCGATAGGGGGAGGAAAGTACGGTTCAATCACATAGTGATTGGCTCCCCACCACCCAAAGGCAGTGAAGAAACCATATACTATTACTTCTGCGATACCCATTATTGTTGCTTGTCCATTTCAGTCTTCAACTCTTTGAATCGCACATCGGCATCAGCTTGGGACTTACGTTCAGCTTTAGCAGTTTTCTGTACGTTAGCCAATCCTGTTGGCAACTGAATTTCAACAAAGGTTTCAACGCGGTTACCGTTTCTAATAACTACTTTCTTTGAAACAGAAGCACCAGTTAAATCAGTCTTTTCACATTGTGAACGTATAAATGATTCGGCTCGTATAGTTTCGGAGTTTTGATACATATCGGCTTTCTTCGTAACTGTGCCGCCAGCGTAGTCACAAATTTTACCTTTTGCTTGCATAGTAGCAATCTGTTCAGACCACTCTTTATTTTTTTCAATAGCATGTCCGCAAGCAAAAATTGCATCTGTGCTAATTGAAGCTTTATCTTTACACCAATCTGGTGTATTCGATAGTGTTGTTTTAACACTGTCTACTTCACGATCATATTGACGCTCGGCAATACGAGCATTGTGATCAGTAGTGCCACAAGCCGCTAGCATAGCAACAATAGGGATTAACAATAGAGTCTTTTTCATTTTAAGTCCTTAGTTAGATTTGATTTTAGAAGCCAACAAGTCAGTTCCAGACTTGACATCTTCGCCAAGGCCTTTTACTAAACCAGCCGATGTACTACAGGCGGTCATATTAACTGCCAAAATAAGTGCTACGAAAATTTTCATTTTGCCTCCTGAACAGTTTTAGTAGCTTCTTTAGCCACTTCCGATACTAGTGCCTTACCCTGATTGCTTACAAAT